AAAAGGACTCTGTAGAACGCCAGGAGACCATGACCAAAATAATCATTGAATTAATACAAAAATACAAAAATAAAAAAGAAAAGATGTTGACTCCGTATAATACTTAAGTATAATACTTAAGTATAGTGATAATTAAGTAAGGACAACAATATGGTAAAAGACACAAAAAGTATAAATGTTGAGATAAAGATAGAACATTGGAAAAGATTAAAGATAATGTCTATAGAAAAGAACATTACCTTACAAGAAGTAGTCAATGAGATACTAGAACGCTTTGTATATAAGAAAGCAAAGAGTATTACCCATAACGAGGAACAATAGATGCGGTCTCTTATATCATTTGACACACTGGAATATATGGACGAGTTAAAAAGGTCAGGGATGAGACAAGAAGAAGCAGAAGCAATTACAAAGGCCACCTCAAAGGCATTTGCCCAGATGATGGAAACAAAGGAACTTATTACAATGACAGACCTAATGAAAACAAAGAACGAACTGGAAGCTTTTATTGTAAAGACGATCACCACGTCGGTTGTGGTGTTAGGCGGACTACAGACACTGTTTCACTTTTTAAAATAACTTAAGGCGTACAAAGCAGGGACTGCAATCCCTGCCTGGTACTGGTCATTAACGAAGCGGGAGCTATGCAATGATTAAGAGCAATATACAACAGTTACATTCGGTTAGGCAAGATGCTAGGGAAGGTATCTTTACAATGGAAGATAATTCATTCACACGACTTCTCCACAATCTAATTCGGGAGCATGGAACTTACCGTAACGGCAGCTATTCAGTTGATACACATGACTTTTCTTTTACCGACATGCGCCTTGTGCTTAGTTACTTGGTAAGCAATAAAGAACTTGTGTCAGCCTATCAATCAAAACCCAAGACCTCACAATTATTTGAAAAGCACCTCACAGACATCCAACACTTCATCGATGAAGAATGTCCCACGGTCTATTGCGAGGCGATGGAAGAAATGGGGATGACGCACCGCGCCCATCCAGATAATGGTGAAATTTATTGGGTCAAAAGATAATAGGAGAAGACAACATGTTTCAAATAAGAAAAGCGGAACGTAGACAAGCAAAATTAAGGTTGGCACTAATGGGTGTATCGGGTTCTGGAAAGTCAGTAGGTGCCATTAATCTTGCGGCTGGCATGGGTGGAAAGTTCATTCTCATTGATACAGAGCATAGGAGTGCTGATTTATATGCCCATCTGGCAGACTTTGATGTGATTAACTTAGACAAACCATTCACACCAGAAAAATATGTCCAGGCCATTAATTATTGTGAAGAGCGAGGATATGAAACTATTATCATTGATTCATTGTCCCATGCTTGGTCTGGTGAAGGCGGCGCATTAGACATGCACGACATGGCGACAAATGCATCTCCTAGTAAAAACTCATATATGGCATGGAATGAAGTGACTCCCTGGCAAAATAAACTAGTCAATACCATCATTCAATCTCCATCCCATATCATTGTCACGTTACGGGTCAAGACACATTATGATTTGGTTGACATTCAAGGAAAAAAGAAACCAATAAAAATAGGACTGGCCCCCATACAAAGGGCAGAGCTGGAATATGAATTTACAACTGTATTAAGTATAGACAAAGACAGCCACTTATGCACTTCCTCAAAAGACAGGACAGAAATATTTGAAGGAAAGCATGAAAAAATATCCAAAGAAACAGGCAGGAAAATTATAGAATGGCTTAACAATGGAAAGTCTTTCAAAGAAGTAGAAAAGGAAGAGGTAGGAAAGTTTACTCAAGACCTGGAATCTTGTTCGACCATGGAAAGTCTGAGAACTACTTTTAGGATAGCAAGAGACAAATATCCTAGTCATTACGATAGTTTTTTAAAAATATGTAATGAAAGAAGCCAATTATTAAATCCTATTGGAGAGATGTCATCATGAGCTTAGAATCCAATGAAGGATATATTTGTGCCTTGAAAAACATGAAAAAAACCATAGAAGAAGAAATTGAACGTTGTGAATATGCCTTAGGTGAATGCTATTCAAACTATTATGAAGATGAACCCATAAAGAAATATTCAGACATTAGAGGAACATAAAATGAACTTATACAATATTGCAAATGAATACCAAAACATATTTGAACAAACATTTGACACTGAAACAGGCGAGATAAATGAAAATGCACTTGCCTGTCTTGCAGAGGTCAAATCAACCATACAGGAAAAAGGGATTGCGGTCGCCTCCTACATTAAGAACATTGACGCAGAAAGAAAGGCCATTGAAGAAGCCAAGAAGGCCATGGCAGAACGAGAAAAGAGATTAGACAATCGAGTTAATTATCTTACCCAATATCTTCAATCCAATATGGAAAGGTGTGGCATCAATGAAATCAAGTCACCTTACTTTGTGGTGAAATTAAAAAAATGTCCTTTCTCTACGGAGATATGGGACGAAAACTTAATACCGAATGATTATAAAAAAACCAAGGAGGTCATGAGCATAGATAGAATAAAAATAAAGGAAGAGATATTGGCGGGCGTCGTCGTTCCTGGCGCGTCACTTAAACAAAACAACCGATTGGACATTAGATAGGAAAACAAACTTTTAAACAAGGAAGTCAGACCATGAAATTTTCACCTTTAACGGAAGATGAAATTAAGAAAATGTCACTCGCCCCGGAAGGCATTTATAGTTACCGAGTCATAAGTGCCGAAGAAAAGACATCGAAAACAGGCAATGAATATCTTTCATTGATGCTAGAGATATGGGGCGAGGGGACGCGGGTTTATATTTTATTTACCGGTCTCTTTACTGCCAAACTGATTAAGCATTTTTGTGACATAAATGGGTTACAAGACCAATATAATTCTGGTAATCTAGCGGCCACTGATTGTTTAGGAAAAGGCAACGGCAAAATTTTAGTCGATATACAAGAAGGCAAGCCCAACGAAAGGGGCGGCCTGTGGCCTGCAAAAAATGGGGTCAAAGACTATATTATTGACCCGGTCGGCTCACAAACAATGCCATTGGGTGCTGTGCCATTTAGCGCATCCGGTGCACTTGCTAATGAAGACATACCATTTTGAAGGAGAGTAAGATGGAAAAGGAAATATTAAATGAGGCGCTGGTTTCAGAAGGACTTAAACTTCTAGACGAAGCATTTTGTCATTTTGTTAAAGTGCATGATTGCGAAAGAAGTTCGATAATTGCCCATGTTCTGGGTGGACTACTTGTACTCGCAAAATCAATTTAGACTATATCATCAACGGGCCGGGAGCATGGACATGAGTGAATTAAAGGTCACATGGGAAAAAATCGACCTCAAAAAACCTGTTGTCAAATATATCGACCTAGGCAATGGGACCTGTTTTACCTTAGTTAGTTTCTATTTTAACACCGGTTTTTTTCGTAGACATTTTATCGGTATAGAAAGAAAAGGGGCATTTCTTTTCCCTACTTTCGGTTATGTATCCGGTGAATATGTTTCAGAGAAATTAAACCTTCCTGTTCCTGATGCCAATATCATTGCAGACTGGATGAATGTGCAAAGAGACAAATTCGTTAAGCAGCAAGGAACTTATTCAAAAAGAAATATTGCCGTTGCTTATGAGGAATGGACCAACGATTCTGATGTCTTATTGCCGATTATCTTGCCAGAAACAGAACTATCCAAGGAGACAAAGTAACCTTATGATAAATAAAAATGGTTCTGAACCGAGACTTTCACAAGAAGAGCTTCGAATACTTTGTCGAGAAATGACGTCACTGCTTATCGATACTATTAATAACCATATTAAAAAATTATCAAAATTACAGGTTAAAAAAGATGGAATGCCTTTAGATGATGGTAATGTTATGATTCTTATTATAACAACTTTAGGTGTTGTCACAGGACATATTGTTGCCAATTTTGAGAACCTCTTTGATAATTTGAATACAAAAAAACTATTAAAAGAACATGAAAGCATGATCTATCAAGCTCTTAATTATAATCGTAAGAATTATAAAGAACATTAAAGGAATTGTATGACAGACAAAAAAAATAAAGAATATGTTCTTTCGAATGAAGAAATACGGAAAATTTGTGAAGGTATCACTGATGAACTTATCAATACCATGCGTAAAAGTATTACAATTGAAATGGGCAAACATTTCCCATTGGATTCTACTTTTTTAAAAGACAGTGTTATTATCAGTCTCATTACAACCATCACTGCCGTGTTCTCTGGGAAAATGTTATATTCGAACATTAGATTAAATAGTAGTATTCCTATCGATACTTTAATTGAATTGCATAGCAACATCATGAAAGATGTCATCAAAACACATAAAGAAACTAAAAAGGAACATTAATGATTTATCTCAGAAGAAAATTGAGCTATGAATTTATCTACAAGGCCGTATTGGAATTGTTTCAGTATGACAAAGACAAGACAAACCTATGGTGGATGGCAAAGAACCCACAACTAAAAGGACTGTCCCCTTTTGAAGTAGTCAAAAAGGGAAAGGGACGAAGGATCATGCAACTCATAAACAGGTGTGGATAATGTTAAATATAATCAAACAATGGTTTTGTCACCATCCTTCCATTTTAATAAAAACAGAAACCTGTTTTAACTCAGTTTTAATTTCTATGACGTCCATAATATGTGAGGACTGTAAAAAATCATTTCCCGTTCATCCACATTCAAATTGCTGTCATGTGCAGCATTTGCACGCTGAGGCCATCAAGGAACATATCTTTAGAGACGTCCATATGTCCATGAAGCAATATTTCGCTCCAGAAAGAGAATTAAAATAATGAAAATAGGAGATCAAATTTGTTCACTCTCATTTGCGAAAAAATTACATGGACTAGGTATCATGCAAGAAAGTCTTTTCTTTTATGAATGGTATTCTGACGATGCATTCAGGATTGCAAATGATGAAGAAAGGGCGCAACAACATGGTCGTGAACAATTTGCGGCCTTTACTGTATCGGAATTATTGGACCTCCTGCCTTCAATGATTTCAAAACCAGCAAGAGAAGGATTCGCTGTTCTTAATTATTATTTTAAATTAGAAAAAACTGAACTCCGGTCACGTTCATTTTATTGGTCAATTTATGAAAGGCCAACAGGCGGGATACTTCCTGACAGAGAACTATATTCTCCAGCATTTTGCAATATAAAGTGCGCAGATGCTTTGGCTGAATTTTTGATTTATTTGATCGAAAAAGAATGTCCTGAAATTAGGAAATTAAAAAAGGAAATTTAGGAATGACAATAAAAGAACAATGCAGGCATCGTGATGCTAATACAAGACAAGAAAAATTGACAGAGGAATTGACCTTGAGGTTGCATGGGACCATTCATGAGTTTATGGAAAAAGAATCGAGTCAAAGAAATGACGAACCCATGGAAGGAGAAATTTGTCTGGCAATTATCGCGGCCGCAACCAATGTTGCGGCCAACACAGTGGCTTTTTTTACTATTCCATTCTCTGATGAGGGGAAAAAATACATCATAGATGAAGCCAAGGAAATCTTCATGGTCCGGTTAGAAGATGAATTGACTGAAATAAAGAATGACCTCGATACTTACGATTTATTCTTAAACAGGAACGCAAAATGCGAGACATAAAAGAATTTGAAGGAGAAGCCAATGAATATGACGCACTCGCTATTATGTGTCCTCCATTGGCTGATTTCAAAGAACAGCCTAAAGACCAGTCGCATTGCGACCTGGTTAATTGCCCGGTATGTGGTGAAAAAATGTGGCTTTCAGACGAGAAGAAGAAAGCAATCTTCATTTGTTTAATAAAAAACAAAAGGTTGATCTGTGGTTGTTACCGTTGTATAGAAAAAATGACTCAAAAAGAATTTATGGAATTTGATCATATCGAATTGATTAATATACGACATAAGGGAAAATAAAAGGAAAAGGGCCATGAGCTGTATTACTGAAATATTGCGTGTAAAGGGCGACAAAGAGTATTTAGTGGTAGGCGGAATCGCCATCGAGAAGGGCGGCACGTATAAAGGGTTTGAGTATTTGATTACATTCACGAGCCGAGGCCACCGTTGTGGCTATGTCGCCGTGCCAGAAACCCATCCTGCCTGGCACAAATCAGAGGACTATGATGTTTATGGTGGAATTACCTTCTTTGAACAAAGCCATTTTGCAGGAAAAATAACAGGCCATGTCTGCACAGACAAATGGTTGGGCTTTGATGCCATGCATATCGATGATGGAAAGGACTATGGGCTCATTAAAAAGATATTCGGAAATTGCGAAAAAACGATGAACGAACTTGGTGGCCTGAAATATATAGATGAAAGGTTTGCCATGCACATGGGAAAAAAAATACAAAAACCGAAAACGAAAGAATTTATGATAAGAAACTGTAAAAGCTTAATACGACAATTGGTCAAGGAGCAACAATGAAAAGAAACCTAGAAGCACTGGTCCCTCTTCTTTCTAAAAAATTAACCGATGAAGGAATATCTTTCCTTTCCAATTTAAATGATGGAGACGGAATAGAAACTGCATCAGATGTAATGGACCTTATGTTGAGTTCTTATATCAATGCCCTCTTTACGCTAATAAGATTGATAGCATTTGATAATGTAAAAGGACTTGAAAAAGTTGAGATATTTATCAATGAAATACAAAATTGCATCATAAATTCAAAAGTAATCAATTCTGTTACTTATACTAAAGAAGGAACAATATGAAAACAGACATAAAGAAATTCTTTATGGACATGGTCCCTGAATTGTCATGGTATATTTCAAATCAAGCAATTATGCTTATTAAATACAAAGCAGGAAAAGTAACAAATGACGAAGATTTCGATAGTAAATTACTGGTTGATTGTTTAATGAGCGCCTACATGACTTCATTGTTCAAAGTCTTATTAGCAATCTCAGAAGAAGATGAAGTTATGCAAAAAAATGTAATATTATTTATTAAGGAAATGGAAGAGTTCTTTTCTCGTTCAGAATTTATTAATTCTATTAATATCATCCTAACGAAAGAACAGTCATGACCTTCGATGAAATCAAGATAGGCATATTATTTATTGAGAAGGACAAAGATAATGAGTAATTTTATACAAGATATTTCTCGTATTGTTATTTTATATACTGAAATAGTAGAAAAAGAAAAGGAAATAGCAGAAATAAAACGAAGAATATGTTTGTCAATAGATAGTGAAATTGTTATAAAAATTATTAATCATGGAATTGCTGTTAACGCCCATATGGCAATGAGATTTTGTATTTTAAAGACAGCCATTGGATTAGGACATAATAAGGAAATAGACGGTCGAATAAAAAGACAACAAGAATTTTTAAATATAACGGGATGGAAATATATAACTGATATGGAAATATTAAGAAATAAAATGAAATAAAAGGAAATTTTAAAAATGAAGAATGAAATCGAAATTAGAAAATTAATAGATACTTTATCAGAAATAAAATCGAGACAAGAAATTGCTTTCGATATATTGAAACCCTGCTTTAATAGTAAAGATGAAATATATAGACACTTTGCAGCTATGTGTGCTCATTTAAGTTTATTTACAAAAGATATTTATAAACGAATTACAAAATGTGAGATAGATGATCAATTTGACGAAGAAGTAATGCAGATAATGGAATTTCTAAAAACGTGCGGATGTAATACAATGAAAAATATGGTTTGTACAATTTGCAAAAAAGAATTCCAATTCCTTGAAAATAAAGACGGACAAGAATTAATTTGCCCGTCCTGTTATTTTTAATTAAGCACTTAAGAATTCAGTGATGACCACAATACCATTCGACCCCGCACCACCTGCTTTAGCAGCGCTGCTAGCCGCAGACCCACCACCATTTCCACCTGTACCAGGGCCATTACCCGCTGCACCGGTAGTTGTAGTCGTACCAGCAGGAACCGCCTGGCCGCCCCAAGGTCCAGCTCCTCCTAATCCACATGCAGCATTAATTGAGGCAACTCCCGCTCCTATACCTCCCGAGCCACCATTACCTGCAACCGCAATATCTCCCGTACCAGCCGTACCTCCAGCACCACCAGCACTAGCAGTATTTGCAGCCGCACCTCCTCCTCCACTTCCTGCTCCAGCCGTACAAATAACACCAACTGATGTTGCACCAGAACCATTCCCACCAGGATTATTTCCGGCCGAGCCTGGGGTACCACCTGTTCCTACTGTTACAGTTTGAGATGCACCAATGGTTGTAGCAGTTGCAAATTTACGAGAATAACCTCCAGCGCCGCCGCCTCCTCCAAATCCTAATCCGGTAGATAAAGCAGCGCCGCCTCCTGCGCCACCAGGCCCCACGCATTCAAATATCGCATAGGAAATGCCAGGAGTAGGTGTATAAGTGCCGCTTGCATTAAAGACCTGGACATTTATTTTCGAAAAGGGAGCAACAGTTAAAGCATTAAGCAGGTTGAGTTGTGTTCCTGTTGAGGTAACCGAAGTTGCGCCAACTGTGAATGGAGTTGCTAAGGTATTGTCAATTGCATTTTGAGTAGCCATGTTTAAGTCCTTTTAAACGATTGTTAAATTTCCTTGTACGCCGCCCAATACGGTCCACGTTGTATTGACGGTCGTGCAAACTAGGTTAATAGCATCGAACTGGTTGGTGGAGGCCACAGAGCCTGTTGTGACTGTCGTTGATAACGAACCCACTTGAATGTTCTGTCCCGTGCCGACATTGATCTTCCAACCGCCTGCTCCTTTGCCAACGACTGCAAGCCCTGTTCCATAGGCCGCTGTGCTTGGCAAGGTAAAGGTCACGAGCCCCGCATTATTGGCCGTATAACCACTGTCCGCGGCCATGGCCTGTGAGGCACCTGTCACATCTGTCCAGCCGATGCCGCTTGCTGTGCCACTAATTGTGATGCTCCCGGCACCATTGGCAATGGAGATACCAGGCCCTGCTGTCAAGGTGGTCGGCACGGGGTCTGCCCCGGCTGAGCCAATGAGAAGCTGGCCGTTGGTAAGTGGCCCCAGGAAATTGAAGTTGGAGGCCCCTTCTGCAACCGGCAGCGTATGGGCAGTCGGGTCCGAAACGCCCGTGCCACCTAAGGCCGGGGTGATGAGACTGGAACCGGGCGAGATGTCCGTCCAGACCGCACTGGATGACGTCCCTGAGGTCGTGCAAACGTACATGATGCTATTGGTCGTGTCCCAACAAAGTTGGTAGACGTTGCCTGCGACCGCGCCATTGGGGTTTCCTGCGTGATGCAAGACCGTATTTGAGAGCATCAAATTAAAGACCTGCTGCAAGGTCTCTTGTACAGAGGTACCGGGAGAGGAAGGCGACACATAGCCTTGTACGGCATAGATAATGTCTGTCAAGGCCGAGGTTGCGACCGTTGGCAATTGGGTGATCATTTCGTTCGTACTCATGTTCTACGTCCTTGTAGTCTTAAACAATTGTCAAGTTGCCTTGGATGCCATGTGCTGCAAACGTCGTGTTGGCAGTCGTACAGACCAATTCGATATTGTCCCATTGATTGGTGGACGCGATGGACCCACCCACGCCAGCAGTAGTAGCAGAACTACCCACGTGACAGGTTTGGCCTGTGGCCTGCCCTATTTTCCAGCCACCACTGGATGACCCAAAGACCCTAAAGATCGACCCTTGTGCCGCAGTGGCAGGCAATGTATAGGTAACGAGAGAGGCACCATTATCGGTAACGTATTGCGTGTTTACAGCAAGTGTGGCCGACCCTGACGTTTGATCGACCGTCGAATAAGGGGCAACGCCAGATGGAAGTGATGCAGACCAAGAAGGCACACCGCTGCCATTGCTCGTCAAAATGCTAGAGTTGGCCGTTAAAAGCGCTGCCATGACATTGGAACTCGATGCGTACAATAAGCTATTGGCGGCGTTCGTCAGTGGATAAGTGCTGGTACTCCATTGGGGCGTTGTAGACGCCCCTGAGAGCAGCAATTGTTGGGCAGTCGCCGTCCCTGCGAGAATAGCGCCTGCCGAGGCCGATGAATAAAAGATGCCGCCATTGTTCGCCGTGAGGGCAGCATTCGTTCCGCCATTGGCAAGCGAGAGGGGCAAGGAAGGCAATTGTGAGGTAGTCGCGAGTGTGCCACTCGTAGGAAACGTGACCGACGTGGTGTTCGTCAAGGTGCCTGTGAAATTGAAAGCACCTGAAAATACCAGGTTGCCGCCTATCGTAATCGTGCTTGCGCCATTATTGACGCCTGTCCCGCCCCGTGTGCCTGCCAAGGTACCTGACCAGCCTGCCGTAATGGAGGCCGCTTGAAGCAGTGCGGTCGCAGGCGTGCCGCCCAAGCTCAAGGTCACATTGGTGTCATTGACTTCTGTTAGGGCAGCGGGCGTGAAGGGCGCACCAAACTGTAGTTTAAAATTGCTATACAACATGGCCGCATCATTACCGGCACCATATGGCGACTGGCCGAAATACATCAAGTCAGTGTTCGCGTTGGTCGTAATCGGGTTTGCAATAAATACTTGGTCTATGTTCTTTGACATGCCTTTTCCGTCCTTGGATTAAGTGCCTAACAAAAGAAACTGGCTCCCGTCTAACAATAATAAAAAATCGAGCGGCGAGTCCAACAACAAAAATGAATTCGGCAGAATGGGGACAACGTCCGCTTTCATGACTTGAATATTGTTAAACACGCTGTCTACGCCGAAATTAAAATTATTAATGTCGGGCTGGTCATTACGTGTTTGCATAAAGAATGATCCCAATGTCTGCGGCACCGGCACCATTGTTGAGTAAATTGATGGTCGTCGCCGTAATGCCATCGTTCCGAAGCGACGGCAATGTCCGTGAGCCTGGCAACAATTCGGAGGTAATCGAGGCGAACGTTGCCCCTGCTGGGGCGGCTGCGGTGCCATTATAGGCGACCCAAATATTAGAGCCGGCTTGAAACGAAAACGAGACAATCCAAGTCGGTACATTGGTCGGCAATGTCAATGTGGCATTTCCACCAGAGGCCAAGGTCACTGAAAATTTGTCTACCGAGACATTCGGGGCAAATGTGTTATATCCCTGTACGTCACGTCCGTATGAAAGCTTGGTTGTCATCGTTATTTTCCTTATAACTTGATATAAAAATTCATATAGGTAGAAGGCTGGACCACATTAAATGCAGTGGACACAGACAATGGGCTCCCGGCAGCGTTCGTATTGTTTCCTGTTGTGCCTGCACTGCTTGTAGTAAAAGCACCGGTCCCATAATTGTTCCCACCCGCTCCCGTACAGATAAACTGGCCACCCGTACTTGCGGCAGGAACATGTTGATGGATTCCCACTTCATTTTGTAATTGCGTGTGCGTATATTCGCCCTCAAAACTTCCATTGAAGAACGCAAAGGCATTGTTGGGCGGTGTTCCCGCATTAGTAAAGGCCACATAACTCGCGATATTGCCAGAAATGGCATTGGCAAAAGAGACGGCCACAAAGAAAGTGGTTGATGATTGTGGAACAGCATAATAGAGCGTATTGGCCGTAATGCCGGTCGGCAATGTGCCTGCCGTCCCGGGTGCGAATGTGACAACGGCACCGAGATAAAGCGCAAGCAAATTTGCGCCCGTGGTAGTAAAGAGCAGTGCGCCCCCGGAACTCGTTGCTGTGAAACCAGACGAATGGCCTTGCAAGGTCGGTGTGGCTGGTAACAATGCTGGAAGGGGAACGGTCCCGATCAAGACCTTGCCCATCATCTTGGTCAAGGCCAATTGATTATTAGCAGAAAAATCAGCGATGGCATTTGCTCCATATGCAACCGCCGCGCCAGAACTGTTATACATTTGGCAAATAGGGTTGACCGTCCCGCTCGTGTAGGTACTAAAGATGGCCCACAATTGATTAAAGAGGGGCCACGTGTCCTGGTTCGCACGCGCAGTTGCATTGGACGTTCCACTTCCTAAGGTGCCATCGTTCATCGGTACCCAACCGAACGGATAAAATGCGTTGATACTGGTGCGCAGGTCGCCCGTGCGCGGGGACGAGATAATGGCATCGACTTGGTCGTAAGTATCGCAATCATTCGAGGCGATTTCGTTGCCGATGTAAAGCTGCGGTTTTGCAATGTCGATGTTGAACGTCTGTCCAGGAGGGTAGCCGATTTGCAAGTAAAGGGCATCGTCACCACCATTGCCAAGTGCAATACCGGTTGCGGAAGGCATGTTGAATTGAATAATGCTTTTTGTGAAATTCGTGCTAGTTGCCATCGTAATGGTCTGAATAGGAACGACCATTGGAGAGGCCACCCCGCTACCCGCAAACTGGAGTATTGAAATAGTCAGTTGGTTGCCGCCTGTCCCACCGCTACTGTTTAACCGGTACCAAAAAGGCAAGACGACAGGCGTTGATTCAAGCGTTTTGATATGCAACGAAATAGGCACTTGGACATATTTAGACGTGGAACTACCGGCACCCGTACAGGCATAGTTTAGGAAAAATTCGGGCGTTACGTCTTGGTTCTGAGGGTTCACGGCTGAGGTATTGAGAAACTGTCCAGCCGTGAATTTCGTGAACGTCAATGTGTCCGTACCATCATTGACGTTCTTAATAAACTGCCAGTCTGGCATATTAAAGCCATCGTGGTTCGACGGAGCAAGGCGGGCGCTCAGCAGCCCACTAATCGGGTCGGTCGGCAAGGTGTTCGCATTCAAAGTACCGGTATTTCGCCAAAATACGTTGTTCGTAATATAGTTCTTTAAGGTCACGCCATTATTGATGACAGGCACTACCGCATCAAATGCGCCAAAAGGAAAGTCTTGTCTTGTAAACTGTTGTTGGCCGTTCGAGTTCGTGACAACAATGTAGTAAAACTCAGGTGTCGCGTTGTCGTCCTCACTGTAAGGATAATAGAAAGGAATGACATCATTACCATTATCATCTTGGATCGTGCCGACGGCGCTTAATGTCATCGGGTTTGGCAATACGATGAAAGTATAAGAACCCGGGGAACCGGTCAATTGGTACCAATTTTTGAAAGTCGTACGGGAATTGTCTTTGTATAGCGTGACGGTCCCGTTCGTCATGGGCAGCCCTGTGGCATTGTCCACAAGGTAGTCTTGCAGCATGGCCGCAGACACTAATAATGAAGGGTTAATTGCCATTCCTTGGCGTCCTTAATTCACTTTCCTACATATTCTCCCATGGGAGGTATCAATTGTGGAACTAACTTCTCATAATTCGGTGCCATTTGCATCAGTAACCTCAAAATGGCTGGGTTCTGTATCAATTCTGTAGGCAAATGTCCTGCGAATTTATGCGCCAATGCGCCTGTTACTCCGCCCCCTAATGCACCTGCCAAATGACCAACACCCGGGACAAATGAGCCTGCCAAAAGAGAGGATGCAAGTGCCGGAACGCCGATATTGGTCGCTGCATTCACAGCACTTCCTACTTCTAATTTGTTCTTTAATTCACGCTGAATGCCGGCCAAAGGATGTTCATCTTCGATTCCCAGTTCTTTCATTCTTTTTTCAGTCAATCCTCTTCTTTTAAAAGTACCTTTCTTTTCTTGTTTTTCAAGTGCCTGCAATAATTTGTCCGCTTTTGGAACAAAGCCTTGCTGAATTTCTTTTAATGCCGTGCCTTTGCCAAGTGGTGCTTTTTCATGTCTCGTTAATTCGGAACCGCGCTTTATTTTCTCAACAAATTCAGGCCTGCGTTCCTCAAGAAATTCTTTTAATGAGGCATTAATCGCATTTCTTCCCCGCTGTAGGCCTTTCATAACTGCCCTGCTTTCAGCATCTGATGCTTTCTCTTGTATAACACCTATTTCACTACCAAGCTGACTTTGCAAATCATGAGCATTTTTATATGTGGGCTTACTCTTGAAGTTTTCATAAAGTTCACCGCCATATTTTTTCATGTATCTATTGACACTTTTGTTCTTCATTAATTTTTGAATAGGACGTTCAGAATGCCCCCTGCCAAGAATCAAATATCGATTGAATGTCTTTTCAACAGGTTCATATTCTTCATTGATTCGACCTGAGATTTTCTCACCATACGATTTAAGCTTCTCAGAAATTTTCGCCATATGTTCTTTCGGATTAATGACCTCAGCATAACGACCTAATTGCTTTAGTCCTAAAGGCAACGCATTCAATCCTGCCGATATGACCGTAGATTTCTCTAAATTCTCTATCGGTTCTTCGGTCATTCCTGCACCAATTCCTGCACCTTTTGCTGTATTTCCTGCGTATTGGGCAACATCTTTAACTGTTCCTGGTAGTTTCGATGCAAAATTTTCGAAAACAGTGGGGGCTATTTTTTTTCCAACTTGTAGCATTGATCCCAGTCCTGTGGCCGCTCCTCCTGCCCCTTCCCTTATCATTCCTTCCATGGCCTTCTGCATGGTTGCTTGTCTTTCAGTATCAGATATATTGGGATAGAAAAAATTTAATATGCCATTAGGTTCTCTTTTTCCTGGCTCTTCTTTTGTCTTAGGCGACATACGGTCGGTCAATGATTGTGAGTATTCATTTCCCACGCTAATGTTTTTTTGATCAGATGGTTTCAAGGCATCTCGTAATGCTTCGAGTGATGGCATTATTGTCCTCCCTTCTTCATTTTATTATTTATCATTTGTAAAATGATGTTTCGAGGTACACTGTTTTTTATTTTATTGAATTCTTTGTCACTCAATATGTCTGGATTCTCAAAAACCTTGATTGCGTGCAATTTAGATATTTTCGGGTCTATTTTTTTCAATGCAGAATGAAACGTCCCGATGTCTCTGGCCTTGATGTTCATCGACTTCAAAGCGTTCTGGTTCAGAGGCAAATAATCGCCTGTCTCTGCAATGGAACGTAATGCTTCGGGCGTCAGGTAATCTTTCCATGTGTTTTGATAAGCATTGTTCACATAAAATTCGCCCGGCTCAAAATTCATCGAAGGACGATGCAACTTATAATTGTTCCAAGCCTGTTCGAGCAGTCCCGAACGAACAGGAAGGCCATTTCGTTGAGGTGCGCCACCAGCAGAAAGAAACGCTTGATGTTCCAAAGCATCTTCTGCCTTGCTCTTCCCGAACGTCGTAAGCCCAATAAAAGCGTCCTCAGGCAAGTCCCGTGATGCCTTTGCCCCACTTGATGCGGTAAAGTCATACCCGAATACTCTCCCTCCTCCTAAGAGCTTCGCATTCGCATTAACGACCTCTTGGATAAGCTTGTCGAACTCGGACGCCTCGGGAGAGAATGCAGGAAACTTGCCACCTAACCGGCCTTTTGCGGTCGTTATGTTGTTGTACAAGTTTTCTAATTTATTGTAAGTCGGTACCAATTGTTGCGCCGCGGTTGACTCTTTCGCATATTCTTTCTGAAGTTCCATAATGGCTGAATTATTAGACTTATAATCTTCCACGGCCTTGTTTTGATTAAATTCAAAATTCGGGTCAGGATATTTCCGTTGTATGTAGGCTGATGCCAAAGGAGACATTCCCGTTGTATTAGTGGATGGAGGCGCATTGCCTGCATATATTTGGTTGTCCAATGCTTGGTTTTGTCGTTGCTTAATAAGGTTCTCTGTCATGCCCTGTTGAGGTGCGCCTGTTTCTGCTTGAGGTTGTTGTCCAAAAGAAGGCGTCGTTTGCGCATTCATACTTGCATTGCCTGGCTGTCCTTGGCCTCCATTTTGAAGATAAGACAATGTACGCATCTCTTCGGTGGGATAACCCACTTTAGAGAAATATTGCAATTGTTTTGCTTGCTCGCCTGTGAGCCCTGCGCCAGCCTGCGCTTGTTTAGTTTGTGCGCCCCTTAAAGCAATTTCCGATTGGACATTAGGCACATACCATTGGTTTTCTTGTTTTGCTTTGAGCAGACCTTGTTCTGCCATCGGTTTCGCATATTGTGCCTGCACCTGTTTGAGTGCATTCATTAATTGGGCTTCTTTCAATTGTTCCGGAAACAATTGCTGGCTTTGTCCGAATTTTTGGCCTTGTTCTAGCATGTTCATGCCAGCTTGTGCGCCTGTGAGCCATGGGTTCGCTTCGGCAAAGCTCAAATGAGGCCAATCAGGGAACTGTATAGGCATTGTCTTATCCTCCTAAGAACCGTCCGATGGCACCACCTATTGGCCCACCTGCCATCATGCCAAGCCCGCCCCCAATCATGCCCCCAATGCCACCGCGTTGTTGGTTCCTGGAATTGGCTGATTCAAAAGCGAGCCGGGCTTTCTGCGCCTCAATGGAAGCCAAGTTTTGTCCTAGTCCCATGCCCGCTTCTGCCCCAATGCCATACATGTTCTCAGCACCACCCATTCCGCGGCCATGAAGCCCAAGGGCATTTTGTATCCAGGTATTATAATCTTGGTTTGCTAAGTTAGTGGCGAGTTCCATGTTCTGCTGGGTATGTTGCGGTGAGCCTGCCATGCCTCCGGCTGCGGACGCATTACCTGCGCCTTGCAATGCTTGTTGCATCGCAAATTGAAAGCCGGGGGACTGTTGATATCCGCCGCCGATTTCGTTGAGCCTGCCACCTGGGTCATTGATCAAGTCCCCATATTCGCCCTGTAACAGGTCGCCCATTTGATTACCGCGATTGATATAGGGATCGAAATATCGACGTAACTGGTCGGGAATATTATCAAGGTGGCCCATGGCCTCTTTTGAAGGGTCTTTATAGCCCCCAAAGAGAGAACCGATCCCGCCCCCGATAAGCCCGCCACCGGGTGACATCACTGATGCAGCCATAACTGTAATCCTTTACGTTATGATAAAAATGTTTTCCATGTACCGTTAATATTGCCTTGCAAGGCCGGTATGGTTGTATTGTAAATGATATTGTTGTTCGACGCAGCCCCCGTCAACAAGGCGATCTGGGACGACGTGAGCGGCGGCACCACAATGCCTTCCGGCTTGAAATAAGTTTGAAGGGCAACCGTCAATTGGTCGAAATATAATTGCCATTCGTCAGACATGTAGCCACCTTCTTTCACCATCGGTGTTTCACGTGGCATGTCAGGAAAAATCGCAAAGGGCCTTTGGTCTGATGCTGTCATTGTCTTGTGTTCGCCTCACCATCGGTACATACAAAACGGCCCAGTCCCCAAAATTTAAATTGAGGGACAAAGTCATTGGCAAGCCCTATTTGCCACCACATCAATTTGTTTCTTCTTTGTGCCAATGGGTTCATTACATAGGGGAAATCACTGCTAAAGGTCTCGCCACCGTCGATAGAAATGGAAAAGTCAACACGCGGTTGTATATAAGCAAACCCTTTTTGCTGACTAATGAGATAAGCAAAATCGGTTGGGTCGGTCTGTTGCGACACAAGATATTGGTTGTCTTGCGTTACAATGAATTGGTTGTCTTGTGTCACAAAAAAGATACTATTGCCTTGCGTAATGATTTTATGCCCGTCCTGCGTAATCAAAAACACGTCCCCCGTGCTTTCTTGTTGTGCGGGCGTTTGTCCCATTTCAATGGTAAAACCCAAGTCATTCACAATAAAATATTCTTGGCTTACGTCCCGTATGTTTTTGCATGTCCTAATACGGGGTATTTCCGCACCGTCATAGGTCGTAAAAATAGTATCGAACGCATAAAGGTTGCAGGTTGAGTTAGGGTCGTTCGGCGCAGGGTTTGCGATAAAATAATATTGGTTATTGAAAAAGGCCACTTGTGAGGCAATAAAATAATTTAAGTTTTGGTCTGACGCATGATAAAACTTCTTCGTATTGAAATCATAAAACAAAGAAATATTGTCTGTAAAAAAATTAATGTGATAAAACAAATGGCCGTCTTGACGATAGAGGAAACCTTGCGCGTCCGAAGGGTTTTTCATTTGGGAAAATAAATAGTCAATCCCATCGGTCGTAATCTTCTCCGGTGAACCGCCTGTTGAGTAGAGTATAATGGGCCCTGATTTCTCGTTCTGTCCAAGCCATACCACAATTTCATCTAACGTCGCGACCGTTGCCGGGTTCAAACACCCATAGTCCACCGACATTTGGTTAGACCTCTGATAAGGAAACAATTGGTAGCCCGTGTCGAACCATGCCTCAGAGACCGTTTCACCCATTACATAGATCATGTTGCCCTTAGAAGGGAAACGCACAACGGCCTGGACATTGTCAGGCTTTGTCTGCAAGACACCCACGCTTGATGCAGTCGTCGGCCAACTGAGTCCGTTATTAGAAGCAGAGAGCCGAAAGACATTACTTTGACCATTTTGTGTTTGGTCGTTCGAGGAGGCAGCCAGAAAATAAGTATCATGAAAATCAAGGTAGCCCGGCGTAAAATTAATCGATGCTGTTTGAAAAGGAGGAGTCAACGTGGTGTCATAAACATAAATGGCTTGCCCATCTGAAATGCCAATCTGCGGCTTGTTGTTTTCCGCAATATAAACAATTCCTGTTGAGGTTTGTAATGTCCCAATCGGAATGACTTGCGTATCAAATGTCTTTGACAAGTTCTGGTCGAAAAACAGATTAATCAAATAAACTTTATTGTCTACCACCACTACAAGACGGTTCAATTTAGTGCTGGTACGAATGGCGCGCCGGTTCTTTCCTAAATTTAAAATGGCGGCCTGATAGCCTGCATAAGGGACGGTCCACTCGTCACTTGAAAACATGTTATATGTTTTTTCGATGCTGATTTTAGGATAACGCCCGAAGGTCGATGACCCCGATATATTAAGCGGAAATTTCTTAAAACGCGGTGAACGGTTAATCATGTAAGCGTCCCTGCTTATATATCTACATATACAAAACTAATTTAATCCATTTGAATATATTTCTAACTTGGTCTCCAGCCCATTCCTATATTCACATCACCCCAATTCAATCCCCCTATCTCCGTCAGAATACTGGCTGCCCTACGGCTTAAATCAGGCGGTGAGATATACATCAATTTGCGTTCATATTTTCTAAGGATTTTTTCAGATTCAGGATTAAATAAAATCCCATATTCGCTGCACATGTACTGCGCCAAAGCATATCTTAGATATTCAATGTAAGACGTGTCATAACCCGCATTGTTGGTTTGTAAGAAAGTGTAAGGTAATGTCTCGCTTACATTCGTCAGATCGGTGTTCAGCGCAACATCGTTTAAGAAAAACTTGACCATCATTTTCGCTGGATAATTGGCTTGCGGCAAAAAATAAAGCGACAGTGTGCCGCCCCCTTCTCCCCGGTTAAAGTTCCAATCGAACGGCAATGTCTGGATGTTGTCCACGCGGCTCGTGCCAAAATAGGCGCGCCGACTGGCAGGGATCATTGGATAACGGACCACGCCGATGTTAAATGTCATCGATTCAATCGCCGCCACGTTCGGCATGAAATAATATTCTTGGCCGCCCGTCAAAGGCATTTCGATATAGGTCCAATAAGGGACCAAGTCTGTTTCGATTTGTTTGAAGTCGAGCAACGCATTCAGCATCATGAGCCCATCTGTAATCTGGTCACCTGTGGGCGTTTGCAGATTACGGGCGATGATGCCTGACAAGTACCAAGAGCGTGTGACTAGCGTTTGTGCGGTATAGGCCATGTGACACGCTCCGTGTCCTCTTTAAAAGTTACACTAATGCAGGATAGGCCGAGTTCGAAACGCCTGCCCAGGACGCCACCGACACGCTCACGGAATCAGAAGCGGAGGTGACGAGATAGTCAATTTCAGGCTTGGACGAACCGACACCTGCAATGACTTGGATATATTGGGTCTGTGCGATCCCGGCGGCTGCGCCAACAATCGTTGGCAGGTTGGCCGTGGCACTTGATCCTGTTGGCCTAAACTGCACGACGTCACCGACCGCTACAGGCGTAAACACGACCAATAAATTAACGATCACGTTTGGCAAAGTGGTCGTTGGGATGGCGCTGTTTGTCGTCAAGTCGATCGCCGTAAAGGTCGTCGCCGTGCCGCCCGAAAGGACAGAGACAGCCGGCACGTTGTAATAGGTCAACAGGCCGCTGATGTTCTGCGGCTTATGTGTTGCATAGACAAAGTTCTTGGAACCATCTGTTTGCCAAAAGCCAATCAGCCTATAAGAATCGTAGCCTTTAGGCATTAAGGGGCCAGGATAATTACTCGTAAGGCTCATGACCACAGCCGGGTTGTTATACAGCCGTGAGTCGCCAATGAGATAAAACGCATATTGCGTACTGGCCGCAATGGCGCCCGTATCAAGGCCATTCGCACCGTTTACCAATGAATTCACCAGGAGCCCGGGTTGGTAACCTTGAAACTGTAAAGCAGGGACATCAATCCCCGCATAATTTTGCAGCCCTACGACTATGTCGAGTATGTTGTTCATGTCCCTTGCTGCGCCGGGTGCCACCACGACTGCTGTACTTGCCAATGGTGTTGCTGCCGATAGCCACAGCCCCGAGATATATAAACGAGGCAACGAATAGATTGCATCGCTTTGGATTTGAGGAACTTGTCCGCCTGAAATCATGAGAATCTCCCTTACGTCAGTAAATAAAAGGGGACGACCGCCCCCTTCGTTCTTTAATTAGCCTTGAGACAGTGGTGACAATAGACGGCCTGTATATTCAGGGACCATGACAGAACCCCACGTATTGTCATAAATCATGCCAGTCTGGTTTTGTCCGAACAGAGAACCATAAGTCAGACGCATCGAAACGCCTGTCTCAGGGTCATATTCGTTCGCGGTTGGATAGGGGTCTTGTTCTGGCAATTGGGGCATTGCGATGTAAAACGCATCGCCGCCAATGATTCCCCCTGCCCGGTGAGACGGGAAGGTCAATAATTGCATTCCTGCAACAATGGGATTGTTCAGGTTCTGGTTGGCACCGCCTGCCCAGTTCAGCACGTTATTGATACTGATGGTCACGTTTCCTGCTGAATTCGCGCCCGCATTGGCCGTTGCCATAAACTGCACAGGGTTCGCAGAAGGCGTATGGCCGATAAAAGTCAGATAACGCAGGTTAGGTTGTCCCGAGACACCATCTTTGAACTGGAATGCATCTCCTTGGAACACGGCATTGGCATCGCTCGCTGTAGCGCCGCTCACGGTGATTTGCGTCACGTTCTGGCCGGTCGGGTCATTGGTACTAATCACTGTCAATGTCTGCGCATTGACGCCCGTGTCGCCCGATACATGGATCGGCAACAGGTTAGACTGGTAGTAATGGACAAGCGGCGTACCGAAGTCCCCCACTTCCCAGGACATGGCAATGTCATCGTTTCTGCGAGGCACAAACTGGTTGAGCCCGTTCCCGACAATCGATGGCACGACCGTGTCTGGCAAGTAAAATTTAATGCCTTCTGCCACGGCACCGAAGTTCTTGAAGTACATGATGAACTGCGCGAGTTGTTGATAAGAGCTGATGGGCGTAGACCCGTCTCCAAAGAAGCGGAACGGCCCCGAGAAAGTATTGACAGTATTGCCAGGCAACTGGCTCACAACGCCTGACACGAAGTTGAGGGCAATGTTCGCCTCAATTTGGTTTGCAAGTTCTGCCATTGCAGACTTGCCAAACACCCGCATGTAGTCCTCTTCCCCTTTTTCCAAGTTGAAGATCCTTTGTTGTGCGGTCGCTGCAAAACTGGTGTTTGCGGCCTGGTCACACGCGAGTTGTAACACGCGTTGCACAGCAGGCTCGAAGGAGGCCAGTAGTCCTGCGGTCGTTGTAAACCGGGGCGGCAAGTCGAAAGTCACTACAGACCCTAAATTGGCCTGTATCTTGTCGAAGTCTTTGAATTTTGTATTGGCCGTCGAAACTAAACAGCACAGGTTGAGAAGAAACCCGAGAGACGACCGTTGATAAGTTTGTACCTGTTGCAAAACATTATTTGGGAACACAGCCATGTGATGACACTCCTAACAATCAATCCATTAATTGTTCGGACAATTTGCGCTATGTTTTCCGTGGCCTATATAAGGCTATGCCTTATATTTATTCCTATAATCTCTGACCGACATAACGCCACCGTCCGTTCCGGTATTAGAAGGTCGCATCTGGTCTAAGGGTTGCCTAGGAAGCTTTATCTTGCCGGCTGCTTCATTGTCCTTGATTGATTGGGACAACTGTTGCATGTGGCGGATGGCGGCTTGGGGGGTCCTCGTTGCCATGCTCTCGATCAGTTCCAGCTTGGTCATGTCTTGACCGAGGTGATATAAAATGTCACCTGAGTTGTCAACAAAGTCGCCCAATAACTGGACCACGTTCGGATATGACGACAAGATTTCCTCATTCGGGGCCACCTTGTCAAAGTCCGTATACTTTTCTCTGCCTGTCTGGACCTTTGTCCTGAAGTTTTGCACAGTCCGTTGTGCCATCTCATCCTGAGATTTTTGAAAGGCCTCTTGCCTCACGTTTTCAAAGTGGCGTTTTGCTTCCTCTGCGGCCACTTGTCTAATCCGGTCATCTGAATGTGTTGCTTGGTCTGGTTGCCCATTATTTTGGGGGCCATACTTTTGCGCCACATAATGGGGCTGCTCTTGCTGCTGACGCCTGTAAGCCTCAACGGCTGCCGCTTTCTCCCTACTGACTAAATTAGAAACTTCAGATTGCTTAAAAGTCCTTTCATCACTTGCCCCATGCGACTCATGCGCAGGTGCCGGTGACGTTACAGGGGCAGATACCTTCGCGTCCGTTCCCTGACTCGCTCCTTGGTTCTCGTCCATATGCTTCCTTGACTATTGCCCCATCACGGTATCCCACCCCTGCCTAACGAACAGGTCTCGTACTATTGCCGCGTAACCGTTCAAAACCCCTGCTATCTGTCACAGGTCTACTATTTAAGCTTAAGGGCTCCCCGTCTTGATTGCAAAAAGGAGTGCGACGAATTACCATGGTTTGCGGTCGAATAAGTTAATTGAAACCATTGTCACAGGGAGTGATAAATGCTCGAAATCCTAGGCACTAAATATATAACAGACAAAGAAGCCTCACATATCTATGGTTATTCCGTGTCTTGGTTCCAAAAACAAAGATACAATAAAAAACCGCCTCCTTTCGTGAAACTACAAGGCAGAGGAAAAGTTTATTATGCGGTGGATGAGCTAAACAAATGGTTTAAAAACAATATTTTTGTATATAGGTGACCCATGCCATCAATTGCCGTATCAGATTTATCAATAAACAAAAGTGTAGAACGTACCGCAAAACAAATAGGAAAAATTTTAAAGAAAAACTTCCCTGGAATTTTAGCAGGGAAATATCCAGGTCAAACGAACAACAATAGAGATGAAAACAAACTAAATGAAAGAATATCCATTGTCCTGTATTTAGAATTACTTCACTTTGGCTATTTTGACAAGTTCACATAACGGCCATGAAATGTATTCAAGGCCGTCCTGTTTAACAAAAACCATTAGGTCGTCACTTGGGCATATGTCACGGCCACAATGACGCTACCGGCCGTATAATCTGTGGTGCCGCCGATGTATTGCAAAAAGACGTTCGCACCTGCCGTACTAATGGTCGCCTCACTTGACGAGGCAATGGGGTTGCCGGCACCGCCCCACAACGTAAAGATAGGCGTGCCGAGCAGCGCCGCCGTAATGCCTGCATTATTGAACACCAACGTACCGTCTGCCAATGAAAGCAGGCGGTTTCCGCCCCCACCACTTAGGCCCGTTGATAGAAATACTTTAAGGTCCAAGATGGCTATTTGTGCCGTCACAGTAGGTGAGACAAAAATATTGACCTTTCCGGCTGTTGCCAGCGCCGCAAAGCCTGCTGTTACCACCTTAGAGACAACCACAGGATTACCATTAAGCAATAAGTTTCCGGCAATGGACTGGGTATTCGCAACAACTGATGCCTGGACCAGGCTAGAGAACAAGACCCCACTGTCTATCAAGGTCCCTCTGACGTCATTGTATTTCGGCACGTCACCAATCACGGACGCACCCGATTGCATGACCACGTTCGTCAACGCCGCATTAGAGGGCAAAAACCCTGCATCTTTCAACTGTCCAGTCGTGCCATTAAATACAGCAAAGTCCCCAGAAACGACAGGCAACAATACGTTTCCTGGGTTTGTCCATTGGACTAACGTGATGATGCCGTTTGAGATAGACGGCGTAAATATCTCGAACGTCCCGGCAGACGTAATCGAGTTAAAGCCGCCCACCGCCCCGTACCACATATCAATCACGTCTGTATTGAAAATGTTATAGCCTTCAAGGCTTACATTATTTAGGTAACCTGCCGCAGTCACGGTCGCCAGGTTGTCCGTTGTTAAAATCCGTACTGTCCTAGGCTGCACGCCCACTTGTCCGGCAACGCTCGTCGTAATCGACAAAATGCCCATTTTTGAAATTCCTTTTTCAAAATGAATAGATAAAGTTACTTATTTTTCCAGCCGCCAGACATCGACCCATGTTGTCCCACAGGCATTGCCCCTGGCCTTTGAATGACTCGACTAATGCCTTGCTGATGGTTGTCTTTGACGACTGCGGTGTGTTCAGGATGGCCGTGGTTGTTGGCCTCTTTTCGTTCATGCGCCGCCTTATGCTGGTCGCGCATTTTGTGGTGCGCCATCTCGCCCTTGTGGTAGTGGTGGCCTGATTTGTGCTTGTTCGCTTCCATGTGAGATTTTTCCATTGTGAAACTCCTTTTCACGGGTTAAGTATCTTTACGCCAATTATCAACTATCCGTCCCTTTAATGCTATGTCTATGTGTTGACAATATACAAGCAATCTTGGACACTTTAAGATTGCCTCCCCTAATAATATATATATATTTATTTATTATGGTAGTTACTATGTAAGGCAAAACGGGGCATAACTCTAATTACATTATTAAAAACATATAGTTATATAAATCAAAAGCAGTATATAGCTTGTAGATAAAAAAGTAACAACTTTTCTCAAAAATCCTGTCCACACGCTATACAGACATTATTCACAGAAATTGTGGATAACTTTTCCTTGGCATTATGCACAGATATTAGGGGTCAATGCGCCACATTTCCCACATCTCCTAAATTCCCTATCAGACTCGTCTTTAAAGACAATTTCTGACACGTTCTTTCCAATCTTTCCAAGATTTCCACAAGAAGAACACCGATGTAATGTCTCTTTTATGTTCTCAAAGATATTGATTTTTCCATATAGACTACAAAGAGAACTCAAAGTGTCGCTCAATTTCTCAATACGAATATCTTTTTCTTTCATTTCTTTCTCTAATTTCTCAATCCTCTCAAAGCACCTTTCAATACCAGTATAAACATTTTCGAATAACGTTGATGTTTCCTCTATCTTATCTGGAACATGACATCCGCTCATAAAACTCTTCCTATGCTAATATTAATTTGAAGTCGGACCTCGGGGTTCGGCAACGTCCATACTTCTCCCGTATTGTCAAATGCAACGATCCATAAAAGATGATGTTCTTGGGAGTAATCGATCCATCCAATGGCATGGCCTGTCCCTCTGCCTTCCACATAGACAGGAATAGTGGGATCAAGTTGAATTATCGACATAACCGATGCCTCTACATTTATGGCATTTCTTCTGAATCACCTCGAAATCAGGCAATGGTGCATATCCACATCCGCGACATTCAGGACATTGCACAAGGTCAGTCACCGGCCTCGCTGCCATTCTTTCGTTAAATTCTTTGTTTAGATGTTCCAATTCATCATAGTGGTCATCCTCCCTCAAACGAGCCAATTCCGCTATTAAGTCAATCATTTCTTTTTTTTCTCGTCCTTCTTCTTGACATAAAGCTTATTGTCCTCTTGCCTGTCTTGCCTTAAGATTTCCTTCTTTAGCTTTCGAAGATCGGCCTTTCTCGCCTGTTTCGGGTTCATATCGTTTGCCCTTTTGTCGGTTTCACTTGCTTCCGTCGGGTCTTGTTAGTGTCCTTCGCAACCGGTTTCACTGACTTTTCAGTCTTAGAAAATGATTTCTTGGTGTCTTTGTTCTCACGTTTGTCAAATGCCTTTTTCATGTCTTTGCCTCTCTTTGGTGGGTCATACATCATCATTCACCTCTTCGCGAGCTTATCAATTGCGCCCGCACGTTCTTTCATAATTTGTAAAACAACCCTTTCTATTTGCGCAATAGAAAGCTTTCCTTTATGTTTTGGGGACACTATTTTCCTTACTTTTTTTTTGATTTCTTCTTTTTAACATGTTCAGGCAGTCCTTTAATGTTTTTAGTAGCATGGGCAAATTCTTCCGCGACGCCCTTCTTCAATTCACCTCGGCCCTCCATCGCAAACATTTTACGTTGCTGTGACTTTGATTTAAACGGCATGACTTTCATCTCCTTTGGTAAACTCTTGTATGTCTTTTTCCGTCAATACATACAAATGAGGGACATTGTTCATTTTTAAAACATCATAAATATGAGAAATGATAACGGACAAATTCTCAACCCTTTCCTTTAATTCAATGACCTGTTTGGATGAGGACAATTACTTTCTCCTTCCATAAAACTGTTGATAAAAGTCCCGTCGCTCTTTCTGGTTCGCCCCATCAAGGTGGCCCCTCACTTGGTTCTCAAGCACCGAATCGGCCTTCTTTCCATTTCCTATCTTATAGGTTTTCCGTAACTCGTCCTGCGTTGCTTCGTGCAGATTGTTCCACGATATCTTTTGTTGCATCGATAATCCTCTCCTCTATTCCTAACGCAATGCATTTTGCAAATTCATATAACACCCATCCAATAACATCATCCTTTGCAGGATAATATCTAGAAGCCATTATCTTCGTACCAGGCGATATAATGACTGGCACCCGATTTTCTCTCTTCTTTCGACTTTTCTTTCCCATAATATATTATGTCCTTTCATGGCACTAATGCGCTCCTTCTCGCCGGGGTTGTGTCACTTGATGGTGCGTTTCAATGACTTCTTTCGTGTGTCGGTGCCGCATGTCTCTTCGTTTCAATTCAAGGTCCACCCGTTTAGAAAACCGGTCGGTGTTCGCCTTTACAATTTCCACCAAGTTATAGCCATGGGCCATTTGCATGTCCGCCGCTATTTTCTTCTCTTCATTCTCAATCTTTCGCATGTCAACCATATACTGGACCTTCATTTTCTCTTGGTCTTGTTTCAACTTCGCCGCTGCCAATTGGTTACGTTCTGCAAGTGGGTTGTTATTCATCTCGGCCTTTTGTTTCTCCATCGCCAAGCGCTTTTGTTCTGCAAGCTCTTCCGTCCAACTGTCCACCATCTTCTTCAATTGGTCAATGCCACGTCCTTCCATGTTGTCCAAGACGAAATTGAGCCCTTTCTCTGCAATGAATTGTGCAAACAATTGGGACATCCCCATCATTTCTTTCAACATCATGATGGTGCGTGCTTTCTGTACCTGGAACGATGCGCCTGCCTTGACCAACACATTGAGCGCGTTCGAATCGTAAAACATGTTCACACCTTCCTCGCCATTGATTTTGACGTAAGACTTCTTGCCCTCTTCATCCATGACCGGAATCGTGCGCGGAGTCGTGTAATATTTTGGCATAAGGTCCACGTAGATTTGCGCTGCTCTTTGATATCCTTGCAAATATCCGACAATATATGGCATTGCAGCGGAGTTAGATTGTGTGGCCGCCTCAACAATCGCGATACCCGATAACTGGTTATTATTGATTCCCAAAGACGCATCGTAACTCCCTAATATGTTTTGAATGAGACTGTCAGACCCTTGAAACGCCTGTACAATTTCAGGCGGCGCAGGTACTTTTGCAATTTCCCTAATGGGCTCAGGAATCGGTTGGTCGGGGTTCTCTTCGTAATAGGCATTCACGACCACGTTACTTGGTTTTTGGACGTCCTTGATGGCAGCTAAGTACTCTTCTTCCTTTGGCAATGCTTCTTTCTTGATGATGAATTTGTGTTCAACGATGTTTTCAACGGAACCCGCCAAGGAAATGCCCGCATAGTTCTTCAACCGTTGTGCGCCCTTCGCATGATAGACGTAGGGACGCGTCACTTGACGAATGTTGCTGCTCTTCGGTGACCGTATCATCACCGAATGTCCGTCAACAAAAATCAATGGAAAATGCGCGAAGTCCGTTTCTTCATATTTCAATATTTTATTGTCTATCAAACGATAGCGAACAATTGTTTCGAGCAGGGTCTTTCGGGGCCTTCCTACTATCGCAGGCGGTGCCGAGAACTCGCTCCACGTCTTTAGCATCTTGTCATATTCAGACTTCTTCATGACGCGCCCATCACGCACCATCACGATCTGTGTTTCGTGTTTCTTCTTCTCATAATAATCTGCCACAATCAACATAGGTGTCGAGTCATTGAGGTAGGCCCAATTGAACCCCGCAAAGTCACGCTTAAACGTAATGTCTTGCAAAGGAACGTCAGGGTATTCTTCCTCAAAATCGTCTTTTGCCATCGGAAAAAGCTCGAAAGCAAGTCGCCCGTCCCCCTTGTGGGACTCCCTCGCCAATGGGTCAAAGCCACACAGCGTTGGTTCCGCACGCACGACATTGATGACTTGGTGCATGGACATAGGGCTCGCGTAGTCCGTCGTCACCTTGAGCGTGCTAAAGCCCCCTGACAAGAGGTCTTTATACACTTCGTACTTGGTGTGATGGTTCGATGCGTCAGTCAGCGTATGTCGAAGATGTTGCTCGACCACCTTGATGGTCATGGGGTCGGCCGTGTTCTGGTCGTCCGCGCAGACTTCAATGTCGGGCTCTTGCTTTGAAAACTCGCCTAGCAAACGTGATATATAAGCTTCTAGGATATTGAATTCGAGTTGGGGCTTTGAAATGGTGGTCAGTAAGGTGATTTCATCATTCGTGAGTGAGGACTCAAAGACAAACCGCCTAAAATCATTGTAACGGTCATAGTTCGGCTTAAAATAATCGTGCGCTATCCTGACACTTTTCTTGATGCGCGCAAGCTGGTCCTGGTGCGTTCTCGCCACTTCCATGTGGGCTTCCTTGGGTCTATTTAGATAATCAGTGTAACTCTAATTGATTAAAACTTAAATATAGTCTATATTGAATATCTCGCAGATTTTTTCTTTGATTCTCTCAAAATCTTCAAGGACCTTCATAAATTCTGTCCCCTGGGACATTTCTTTCAATGCCCTTATCTTAATGTGCATGTTATCAATAGAAAATTGAGATTTCATTTCCGTTAATTCAACCAACAGGTCCTTTATACCTCTAGTGTCTAATAGTTTGTTGACTTCGGTTATTTCACTATAAACGTTCTGTACACCAATCGCATGTTGGCTGACCATTGATTCAATTTGCTGCATTCTTTCATTTAATTTATTTTGTATTGAAAAAATATCATCAGATAATTTCCTTACTTTCCAATAATCACTATCCATGTCATAAAATGCCCTATTACATTCTTCATTTATTTGCTCTTTTATGGCTTCCCTTACTTCATCGCTCAATCTAATTTCATTTTCCATATGCTGCCTTCCTTAACCTGTCTACATTATTGGCCGTTGACATCACTTTTTTCGCGACCGCCTCATCATCACGCCTGCCCGTTGCCCGCACAATCATGGTACGGTCAATCAATGCAATTTTGATTGCATCGTACATCGTGTCTGCAATGTCGTCCCACCGGTGTACATTGTTTGCCGTGATCTTGCTACAATGGTCAATAAACATCTTGGTATGTCCACCATAGGTCGGCAAACTGATAAGCCCCCGTGCCACATAGGGCTGCGCTTCTAGAAACCGGCTTGTCTTGTCACCGCTCGCCTTCGTCCGCTCAATGTCAATGACCTGCATCCCTTGGTACTTCTTAAGCACTGATGACAATGTCACGCCCGTTGATTTCTTCTCGATCGCTATTACTTGGGGCTTCACCTTGTGCTTGCAACAGGTCGCATAAAAATTAAGAAACGAACCCTCAAGGTCCTTGGGCTCAATCCGGATTTCCCAGCAGTCCATGCAATGGAGCGCATATTCACCGGTCTCAATGTCCCCGACCTTGATTTTATAGAGCCCCCAAAAACTAAACACGCTCGCATCATTGTATGACTTGTTCGTTTCCGCCGTGTCAACCGTAACAAACGTACATAAAATCTCGGGCTCAATGTCATGCGTCCTAAACCATTCTTCTTTAAAGATACCGCCGCCCGCAGGCTGTGGGTCCTGTTGAAACTGGGCGGCGAACACATAGGGTGATTTCTCTTGCATTGACCTTAATGCAACAAGGCCATGCATGGTGGGATGCAATGCGTTCCCTGCCACATCAATTGCCGGGATAATTACTGTTTTCCATTCGCCGGTCTTGATAAGCTTCGCCGCAAGGTCGTCATCATGAAGCCGTTGACCAATAAACACAATTGGAGTAATGGGAGAGTTAACGCGCGACTGCAACGTGTTGTCGTACCAGTCATTAATGCTTTCTCTAACAACATCTGACGTAACTTCTGTAGGCTTGTGTATATCATCAATAACAATAGCCCCACCAAATCGAGGACAAGAGTTAATGCCAGCGCCACGGCCAGTGATAGACCCGCCAGCACCGGCTGCATAGATGCTGCCACCTTGTTCAGTCTCAAAATTGTCTTTCGCACTCGTGTCCCCTTTCAGGCTTATTTTAAACGTCTCTTGGTACTCACGCATTTCAATGATGGACTTGATAGTTTGTGTTTGTTTCTTGGCAAGGGAATGCGCATAACTCACATAAAGGAAATTGGAATCAGGCCATTGTGCCATTGCCCATGCCACAAAATGGATGACAAGCTCGGTCTTGCCATATCGAGGGGGGACATTGATAATGAGCCGCTTGGTCTCACCATCAAATACTTTTTCGAGTTCTTTACAAATCGTGACCAAGTGTGATTCACGCCCGGGCGGGAAAGACAACTCGAATTTTCTCCCGGTACGCAAATAATAAAAGACCTGCGTAAAGTGCAACAATGAATCTACCAGGCGTTGTTCATGGCTCTTACTCATGCAATTTCTCACTGGACATAAAAGATATGGTCGTTCCTTCCTGTTTATTAACAAATTTACTCAATGCAGAAACGTCATTCAGAAACTCGTCTAAATCATCAATATCAAACGTTTGCGCCATCGCAGACAATGTCATTGCCATTGCGGAGAGATAACACATGAACTGATATTTTCTTTTTACGAAAAGATGGGCATTCTCTGCAAAGACTGCTGTTATCTTCTTATGTATCTCTAAAGCTTTCTCAATAATTTCAGTATCATTAAATTTCTTGTCTGCCATTGTGTCCATCGCCCCTGTTGATTAATAGAAAAGTAACCGAAACATTTTAACATTTATAAATAAACTAGAAAACATCACCACCAGTCCCCAGTAAATAATACAAACTAAATGTTCTTCATTTGCTATTGCTTTGACATACATCACAGACGAGACAATTAATAGAACAAGTTGAATCAATAAAATATAAAGACCTTCTGTCATTCTGGTTTCCCCTTTACCCGCATGTTCCATGCCTCGATGGCTTCATCCGGCGTATAACGTTCCCCGCCAGCAGCATCACAAGAGGCGCATCGAATCTCATCAGCAAGATGTTTTACACGACAATGGTTCACCATATTAAAATAAAGGTCATCTGACCCACAAAAAGGACAGGGCTTTAATAGAGGGCCATCTTCATCAGTCATTTCTTTTCCAATGGAGGATTAATTAAGTCTATGGTCTGGCGCATGAGGGAATTTGTCGACATTAGTCCTTTATTCATTTTTTAAATCTCATCTACCAAACGAATAAAACTTCTTGCCAACATTTCTATGTCTTTTTTAAGTACTTTTATTTCAGTTACTATTTGTACCTGATGATGACAATTTTCGCAAAGATGTCCAACAACATGCGACCAAGGGGTCGCATCACATTTACATAATACACATGTTTCTAAACTCATTTATACTTTTCCTCTGCATTACGTATGCGTCTTACGGTCTCGTCATCGACTTTTAAATTGATGCTCGCATCGAAATTGTCACGCCATTTTGCTTGCGTTTTAAGATAAAATATTTGTGCAGTCACATTGCCAAGGTCTATATTTTTAAGCAAGGCATTCGTAACATGTGAAACACCTTTTGCTCTTCCTCTTTTTACAGCATCTTCTAATTCCTGGAACTCATTTTTTTTATTGTGGAACGTAGATATGCCAATTCCAATACAAAGCGCGATGTCCTGCTGCTCCATTCCACGCGATGCAAGCTCTTCAACTTTCTTAATGATTTCTTTAGTGGGGACCCACGGCTTTTTGCCAACTTTTGCCATTTCACACCTCGACATTTGTTATTTCATTATGCCCCAATCATCAGCAATCAAATCGTCCCATAAAGGAATATATTCGCGCAATGACACGCCAGAAGAAGAATGGTTAACTAAATACAATTTAGAATATATTGAATCAATAATGATATAAAGGTCATCCCAATTTGCATTATACCTTTTTATTCTGCTCATCGAAGTGGCATTTCTTAATATCTCTGAGATCAACATTATTTGTTTTCTCCGGCCTGTTTCTCAATTTCTTCGTCCAATATTTTCTCGGCCTCACTGTCAGATATTTTCCCACTTATTTTCTTGATGGCCTTCTTGGCCTTCGTATAAGACGGTGACCCCTTTTCTAAATAATTGGGCGGCTCGACAATGACAGTCTTGCCAACGCCGTCGCACACGTCACAGTCTACCAAGATCATGCCGCCCCCCATGACTTTACCTGACCCACCGCATGGCACGCACCGCTTTCTCGCCATAAAAAAACTCCTTAAATTGATTACTAATTATACACTTAATCCATTAATAATAAAGCATTGACTGGAGAACATAAAATGATAACCTGTCACTAATTATAAAGAGGAGACAACATGAACGTAAATTTCGATACTTTCAAATTTGTAAAACGAGCGACGCACGCGGGCTTTACGGAAGAACAAGCCGCTTTCCAAGCCGAAGAAATGGCACTTTTATTAAAAGAGGAGCTTGCTACTAAAAAAGACATTCAGCAATTAGAGAAGGACATAGAACACATAAAAAATGACATTATTATTCGACTTGGTACTTTAATGGTCGTCGGGATGGGCCTTTTAGGATTTATCCTAAAACATTAACCCAACAATTTCTTTTTTGCTAAATGGTATGTCCCGAAACCAAACAACAGATAGACCAGGTTCATGATGTCACCCGGGTCAATAGGGAACGGCGTAATTTCGTGGGTCTCGAGGACCTGAAGCGACCATTCTAAATTTACGACTACCAATTGAGGGATATAATAGAGTGCCACGCAAAAACCGGCTGTCCACCCAAGCAATGGTTGCCAGAGAGATTCAAACCCATTGAACGCCTTCCCTTTTTGTTCGTCCATTTTTGTCACTCTCCTATTATTTTCCCTTTGCAAAACATTTCTAACGCCCTACTAAGCGTATTGTACTCGGTTGTCGTCAAAGGATAAATCTCATCTTTTTTGCCTAAAACAAAAAAACCAGAAGGTTCAGTAGGCGAACTAAGGTCTAAGCGCAGCATGTTGATTTTATCCGCATTGACCCATAACGTTGGGCTTACCTGTAATAACATTATAGTTCTCCAATCCACATGTCTGCCAAAATAATGCCCGAAAACTTGATGGCACGCAGGGTCTTTCCTCGGTCACTTTCATGTAAAAAATGATAAGCTGCTGGGCCATAATCATCCTGCTCAAGTGCAGCCAATGCCTCTTTGCAATTGAAAAAACCTTGCACACCCATATTGAAACAAATACCAATCAAAGCTATCTGGCGGTTTTCACTCAATCGCCCAAAACAAGGGAGCCAAGCCAGAAGTTTGTCAGTAAAATAGGTAATATCATCATCTATAAATTGCTGGTGGTCTTTACTAAAATCTAATAAAGCCTTAAGTCTCTGCTTTCCTTCCGGTGTCATTAGGTTTCCCTCCTTGGCCGTCCAAACAGCATAGCACACTGTCGGCCAAGGGGAAGTAAGCTCATTTGAGTAGTAGGCTGAGATAAGCGTATATCATCCAGAACATAGCCATCCATTGCCACATGTTCCATTTTTTATGGTCCGATGGTCTGATGCAATCGCCAATATAAAACAACCCGGCCACTATTAAAAAAAGAGCTGAGGTGATAATGCAGATATAAAATTCACTCATCTAAGGACGCGCCGGGACATACAGCTTGGCCGTTTTCTTGATCGACATATTGACAGCACCCTGTACCGTTGTCGTCGCAACGATCGGATAAGTACCGGGCGCTTGGGGCTGCGGATAAATTGCAAATGATGCGCTGGTCTTAAAATTGCTTTGGTCTGGCAAGACGCAACTGCGCCCGGTATTTGTCCTTGTATCAAACGATTCGACTTCCATTTTAAAACTAATGGGCAATGGCCGGTGTTCAGAATAACTTTCTACTTCCAACTCATGTTCTGATTCTACGCGAACGGACTGGCCGGGATAAGTATAGGTATCTTTAACATCTGCCCATACCCTTACGACCCCGTTCGACATCTTGTCCTTTTTTTTTTCTTTCACACTTGCGCAACCTGATTCTTCTCGAATTTCACAAGTTGAATTAGCACTACAACTATACGTTTCTTCTAACATCTCAACACCGTCTAGCATCCAGGACAAAGCAGGTGACGACGACATCAAAAGGCCAACCATCAATAATAATTTTTTCATTTTTTTGCTCCCGCTGTAACATAAAGAATTGCCGAATTTGTCACATGGCGCTTTGCGTCCCCTTCAAGCGTCGTAGAAGCTAGAATAGGATAATCACCTATTTTGTTTTTTTCTGTGTACAAGGCAAGCCCTATCGAGTCAGTGCCATAGCCGCCCGCCTCAACTTCTACCTTTCGCCAGAAAGTCATCGAATCTTCACCGCATTTTATTTCAAATGTGAAAGAATAATATTGGGTTTTATTGGTGTCATTAGGAAGCCCCACAGAAAATGTACCAAAGAGTTTGCCCAGATAATTAACAGGAAAATAAGCGGCCTCGACATGCGAGCCAACATAGGGGTCCCTATTAGTTTGAAGAGAAACCAGGCCCTCCATCGAAAACGCGGCGGCATCACAAACGTGTTTCCCTTTACAAATGATTTTTGTTTCAATCACTCTGATGCCTTTTCCTTCCAACGAGAACGCGTTTAAGCTTGACAAAGACAACAATAGCAAAGATAACAATGAGAGCAAGAATGAGATGGGCTGCTTTTTTTTCATCTAAAAATTTCCTTTTTTATTGTATTTAAAACGCGAGTATAAACATCGGGCAGAAAAACTCAATTCAAATCAGCGGTTTCTTCATCAGGGAGCGCACAGCGCTTACCAAACCCTAAAATTATCTCTTCAGATACTGCACATTCAATGATGGCCTTTTCTAAAAAGCTACCACGTAATTTTATCCAGTCCTCCCCTGCTTGATGATAATATTTAATAAGTGCATCCATAATAATAAATTCAAGAGAAAGCACAAAGGCATGTTCACTTTCTGGCTCTTGAAAGCTCAATAAAAGGACTTTTCCACCAATACATGAAACAGAAATGTCATCATTTAATATTGTCATTTTTCCATATTTTTCTAAATATTCTTCTTCCGTCATGCCATCAACTCCCATATGTTCTTTCTAAAATACTCGTCAAACTCCGTTGGCACGGCCTGTTGTTCAGGAGTTTCATATTTAATGGCAACCATGACACGTTCCCAATCGCGGTAAAATTCTTGCCGATAAGCAACGATTGCATCAAATTGAGGCCGAAAAAGAAATATACGAGGATGTTCCTGAGGCCGTGTCCAATGAATGCTCGTCACAATGCCATTAAACCGCATATGGAGATCGTTCCCCAAACACCGAGGACTTGAATATTTTTCATAAAATTCTTGTCGTGTCATTGTCCTCGTCCTTTGGCTGTCGCCTAAACATCATTAACATTGGCTTCTCCGATATGTTCCTCGTCCTTTATCTTTCTCTGCAATTCATCGAGCCCATAATTAAGTGCTTGCAAAAAATGCTCTAATGACAAGCCATTATGCACAAAGCCTGTGCGAAGAGGTTTTTTATCCATTGAAAGATTAGTCGCCGTTAACCCAATTACGCAAGGCCCTATCACAGATACGGAGTCGTCTTGTCTCAGTACACTAAAATCAAACCTATATCTAAATTTGTTCATTCGCTCTCACTAAATAATTTGGCGGCCTCTAGGTTTCTTCAGGCAGGCATTAACACTGGCCATATCTCCATGCCCTTTACACCGCCCCCGGCCAGTCATGAGGGCCTTGTCAGGCCACCCGCTTTATACCATCAGTCTGGCAACGGTGCCAAGCCCAAATAGTCTACAACGATCGCCTTGGCCTGCTCTGCTCCTTTTGCGACCTCGGCCCTGTAGCCCTCCTTACGCAGGAAATCGATCCATTCCTGTTGCTTTTCCGAGATTGTACTTCCAGACACCCTTTTAAGCTCGATATAGAGCCCGTGGTACAACGATCTTGGCAATGGAATACATAGGTCAGGCACCCCAGGTGAGACCCCGGTGCGCTTGAACTTGACGGCCTCGACAATGTCCCGCTTCCCGCCGTTCGGCACGGCGTAGTGTCGGATGTCCTTGATTTGCAACCAGGCAACAAGTAACGCCTGTTCCTCGTCCTCACTTTTAATGATTCGCATCTGGCCTCCTTGCCATGTTCTACGTAGAACGTTGTCCCTGTCTGTCTCTCTCTAGCAGTGAAAGGGACAGACAAATAATATATTATATATAAATATATAATATATATAATAATATTGTATTGTCCCTCATGCTCTAATTTGAGGGACAGAAGACAAAGTAGTCATTTTTTATACAGTACAAGAAATGAACAATTCTTGTCCCTGATTTGTCCCTACAGGGACAGAAAAAACAATATATAAATCAATATGTTTCCCTTGTCCCTTTGTCCGCAGTGTATCAAGACAACATCCATATTTTGCCTCTTTTTCCGCTAATTGAGAACGTTTCGTATATTTTTAACTCATCCTTGGCTTTGTATAATCGGTTGACTGAAAACCCTCTCTCCATCGCTTCTTTCCTTATTTCCGATAATGGAACTGATCCATTCTTGAGCATTTCGATCAAAAATTGTTTAACTTCTTCAAGTTTCGGAGAGTCAAGGGACAAACCGGCGTTTAAGATTTCATTAGCAGTTTTGTCGATCTTTTCGTCCAGCCATTCAATCTTGCTGGACTCTATCTGACCATCTATCATGAGTCCTTTTATTTGATAAACGAACCCCGTTTCGTCCTGGCCGATATTGTTTTTAATCGGCAAAAACAAACGCCGCTTCGGGTCATCCGGGTCTTTCATGATGCCGTACACGATCCTGGCCGCTGCTGCAAAGCCGATGCTGCCCATGACACGATAGATTGCGTTTTTATGAGACATGCCAGACGGTTTTGAAAAATGACTATTGATGACGATGGCAAGGTTGTGGCGTTCGGCAAGTGCCATAATGATTGCCATGGCCCGACGTATTTCCTTGTTTTTGTTTTCATCGACCGACCCCAAATAGATAGAAATGGGATCAACAATCATGAGCTTGTAATTGTTTTTCTTTATTTTTTCCTCTAAGTCGGCCATGTGCTCAACCAAACAAATGGCGTCGTAATAAGGATTGCCATTCTTGTCCCTTTTTTTCAGTCCCTTCACATTATCGATATGGTTGAGGTCTGCACCGAGCGCCAGTAGCCGCGGCTTGATAGTGTCCTCTGAGCTGTCCTCGCCCGAAATCAGTAGCACCCGTCCTGCCTCGCAAGGTACCGGTTCAAAATGGAAACACCCTCCTTTGCTGACAATGCTCGCGATGTAAAGCAGCAGTTGCGACTTGCCGACACCGGGCTCGCCCGCAAACAACGTGAGCTTTCCATAGGAGATGACGTTCTTCCAAAGCCAGTCGATTTTCTTGACTTGCACGTCGGCCAGGTTTTCGATTTCGATATCAACGGCCTCAGGTTCACCGTAAATGTGTTGGACTTTCTTATACTGGTTGATCTCTTCCTGTGAGACCATAAACTCGGTAGGTTCCTTAGTCATTTTTTCAGTTCCTTGTTAAAAATAAATGATTGTTTTCGTGAGATATAAGTAATTTTGGTGGCACCGTAAGCAAAAAAGCAGAAAGAACAAGACCGGACAAAATCAACGGATGAATGGCCTGTGTCTACAAGATAGACCTCTGTATTTTTAAGCGGCCAGGTAAAATGAGTAGGAGAAGTGTAAGGAGGCAAACAAAGGACATAAGGCATTTCAAAAGGAGGTGACCTTAGGTCTTGGGCCTTCTCGAGTGAGAGAGGCCCCATAAAGATAATGGCGACTTTGTGGTACGCATCGAAAGAGGCGTTTTGCTGGAGATGTTCTCCGTAAGGGGCAAGCGGCTTCACTTTTTTTGTTCCTTAAGGGCAAAAAGCTTGCAAATCCGTGCAAATCTTTTAAAATTGCCCTGTAGAGGTTAATGGAATAACTAGAGGGGAGAGGCCATCTCCCCTTGATTCATAATCTCAATATCATAACCAATTTCTTAATAAAATCTTCATATTTCTTTTTTTCCTGCATGACAAAGAACTCGTCCACCAACTGCTTGATTTCACTATACTGCTGGTAACACCGCTTGATTTCGCCATATTCCTTATAGCTTTCCATAAATTAGTCCTTTTTTATTGGGCCATTTGATGCTAATATACTTTTATATATTAATACAATAAAGAGGAAATAGATATGGGCGGCATAAAATGCTTTAATGTTCAACTACCTGTCGAAATATGGTCTTTTCTCAAAAAGGACTCTGTAGAACGCCAGGAGACCATGACCAAAATAATCATTGAATTAATACAAAAATACAAAAATAAAAAAGAAAAGATGTTGACTCCGTATAATACTTAAGTATAATACTTAAGTATAGT